GGAGTTTCTTTTCTTTGTCCATACTAATAGAGATGAACATTATATTCTTCATTCATTTAGTGTTTTTTATAACCATGCTCGTTGTTCCGTTTATGAAAAATCGTCAGAACCTCGAGTTTTATTCTTTGCTCGTCCCGTTCATATTTTTCCATTGGTCTGTAAACGACGATACGTGTGCGTTGACCCAGATGGAGATGGCCGTAACTGGTAATAAAAAAGAAGAAACGTTCTTCGGTCGAATTATGGGTCCCATATACAAAATGGACGATACGGAGGCAAACAATTTCTTAAAATCAATTTTGTTCGGTTTATGGTTTATGGTTCAGTTTAGACTTGGTCGAGTAGATCTTTCACCACTTTACCCGCGAAAATAACTTCTTGGTACATATAAATGAAAGTTAAGACGAAACAGAGATTATTGTTCGCGACGCTTTTTATTCTCGTTGCATTGATAGCGTACCAGTTATACAATCCCATAGTCGTTAAGAAAGAAGTTCCAGTAGGTGTACCTGTGGAGGTTAAAGTCCCCGTTCAAATACCAGTTGAAAAGGAATTTAGAAAACCACCTATCAAAGAGTATAAACCCGGATACGTTCAACAAATGGGTGTTCTTGTGGGTCCAGATGAAGAAACGTTGCCGCTTTTCGGTAAAGAAGTTAGGGGGAGACGAGACAGGTACCATTATTATACGGTAACACCCGGTGAACAAGTATATTCGCTTCCCGTGACACGCGATGATCGTGATTGTATGGACGATATTGGGTGTCAGGAACTCTATGGTAACGAGACCGTTTCTGTTTTAGGACAAACAGGTACGTTCCAGGCTAAGTTATACAGAACGGATAACTTTTTTTAATCTTCCTTCTTTTTTGGAACAATGGCTTCATAGGCACAACTTCCCATTGTTATTGTTTGTGAAGATATGCAACAGCATGCACACAACATCAATAACAGTAAAGGTGGAGATTTAAATGGAACTATTGATATAGGTCTGTATACAAAAAAGAAACAGCATAAGCAACCACACAAAGTGGAACCTAAACTTATAGGACTACACTGTGACGATGACATTTATATTAAACAAATAAAATAAAATAAAATTATATTGGTTAATATAAATGAAGTTTGAAATTATTAAGGACGAAGCAAAACGACTTGGTCTTCGTGTGACTAAGAAAGTAAAAGGTAAACGCGTACCTTTATCAGAAAAAGAACTCAAGGCAAAAATCCGAAGAAGAAAACCACCTGCGTTAGAAATACAGGTTCGTGAAACGAGAAAACTTTTGCGTACGTGTAGATCTTTGCTCGGTGACGCCGAGAAACGTCAAGTTACTGTAAAAAAAGTACCACCCGTAAAGGTACCTTTACCACCCATTCCACCGGCACCTCCTGTACCCATTCGTACCACCGTGAAAGTGAAACGTGACCCTCGTGCGAATTTGATGACGGCACTCAAAGCGAACCTCGAAAGGCGTGGTATTAGACAAAAGTTAAATCAAACTTCTTAGAAATGATTTTCTTAGCCCCTTCGAGTGTTGGGTAACTCCATAAAAGCCAACGTGACCAGAACCCAGCGGTATAGATACCTGATTTCGTCCAGTTTTCTTTATCGCTTCGCGTAACGTCTAACATGTTTTTGTGAACGAGTTTACGATCGGTTTGTTTTTGAACTATATGAGGAACGTAACCACCGTGACGTATGACGTACGAACGCATACGTAAAGGATCTTTGTGTTTCGTATAATCCGTGTACCCTTTACCCCCAAAATCAACCGTTTTACCGTTTTCAAACGTGACTCTAAACTTTTTATCGAAACGCGGACTTTTTTTCAAATGAACTCGCATATATTATTACTGGATATAATTTTCGTTTCGTTTTTTTCTTCTATACAAAACAATTCCGAGTGTGAGAGATATAATCCAAGCTTGGAACTGTGTGATTCCGTAAGGCTCTTCTATCGTAAACATTTATTTATTATATATATTTAATGTTTATTTTGTAATCTGACGAGCGTGTAGTGATGGTACAAGTGAATTATCGCGAGTGCGAGTGATATGTACGCACCTGGACTTTTCCTGACCTTTTTGTTTAAGAGTATGAGTAGAGCGACAGTTATGACAACTACGGTTGGTAACGCGAACAAACCTATTTGAACATCAGTCAAACCCAAAAATCGTTTATCTAAAGTTTTCACTTCATCGTTCTTTTCTGGTGCGTAATATTCTTTTCCTTTATAACCCGGCATTTATTATATTATGAGAAAATGTTCTGGGTACTTGTACCCATACTTTTAGTATACCACGATTACATTAAAACCCCTATCGATCTTTTATATTTTCAGAAACCTTTGAGACCACTTTTGGGTATGAAAAATGCGATAATAGATTTACTTTTTTACCGAAAGTTTTATGACGTAAACGATTACGACGGTTTGTATAGAATAAAACTAAATTTTGAAAAGATATCGAGATCGTATAGAGAGAATAGAAAATCTAAAAAGTATTATTTCCACGATTTGGATTCGTGGTTTCCCGAGTGTAAAAACTATTATTATCACAAACTCGAAGATTTTCCATTCATAGATTTACTTGTACGAACCATACCTTGTGTGACGAGTGGACACGTTTCCGTTATGGAAGGGAAGTACGTTTTACCCGCACACAGGGCAGAGGCGAACGATGAGTTGAGGTACCATTTAACAATCGAGGGTACGAGTGAACTCGAAACCGATTCGGGTTTACACGTACACGAACCCGGTGAAGAGTTTCTTTTTGATCACGCGCGGTACCATAAGGTCGATAAGTATTGCGAGGGTAAACGCGTCGTTTTGATACTCGATGTAAAACGGTTTTAGAGGTGTTTTCTACACACGGCTTTATATACGTCTTTACCCCCTATAAGTTCCCTCCTGGAGTTATTGACGATACGTTTTGTGAAAGGACCGTGTGTTCCGTCCATACAGTCCATGCACATGGCCGATATTTTGAAAACTTTATCGGCGAGAGGAATACAGTCTACGATTTCACCAAACTTTCTTTGTTTATAATCACCATCTAAACCCGCTAATAGAACGGTTTTATTATCGTCGAGTGCTTTTTGTACGAACTTTTTCAAACCCCTAAAAAACTGTGCTTCGTCAATGGCAATGACGTCGACGTTCTCGTATTTCAAGTCACGAAGATTCTTTATTTTTACACACTCAAACTTCGTGTTATCGTGTGTTTTAAGAATACTTTCGGGTGATCGTGTATCCTTATAAGAATTTACAACGAGAATACGTTTACCTATGATTTGGTACCTTTTTAAACGACGAACGAGTTCGGTCGTTTTTCCGGAGAACATGTTACCCATAATAATCTTCAAACTCATTTTGTAATATTTGAATTACATTTTGTTTTTTTATATTGTTTTGTAAGTAAATAAGTTTAAAGATTGAATACGTAACCGTAGTATAAAAAAATGGACGAAACACTCAAAATCAAACGAATAAATTTAGAAGCTACTTTACCGACACGTGCATCTCCCGGTTCGGTTGGTTACGATTTGTATAGTTTGAACGATATAGTTATTGAACCACAGTCTAGGGAAATCGTGAGTACGGGTATATGTGCGTCTATACCAATGGGGTGTTACGGGCGAATTGCACCGAGATCCGGGTTATCTGTAAAGTATGGAATACACGTGGGTGCTGGTGTAATTGACCCCGATTATACGGGTGAACTAAAAGTGTGCCTTTTTAATCTCGGGAACGTTGCGTTCGAAATTAAAAAGGGGGATAGAATCGCTCAGTTAATTTTAGAGAAGTGTTTAACACCCTTAATTGAGGAAGTTGGTGAATTGAATAAAACTATGCGCGGAAACCGTGGTTTTGGATCTTCGGGTACTAATTAAGTATTATTTTCTTTTGAGTTGATTAACCATTTGTAGTAGCCGTAATATAATATAATAAATTAGTTACCAAACGCGACACCACCCATACCATTCTTAATCCTGAGAATGTTATAGTTGACCGCGTAAGCGCGTATCATATTTACATCGGTTGCACTAGGTGTTCCGTTTATTTTTATCGTAGCGTTATCGATTCGCGAAAAGTTCAAGGTACCCGTTGGTTGAGATTTGTTCATGGTAAGACAGAATGGCCATGTATATATTTGTTCCGAATTGACCGTGTTGTTAAGAATTGAACAGTGTCTTGATGGAACGATGTTTCTGTGGTATTCGCCTGTCATATTTTCAAAGAGTGGAACACCGTTAATAAACATAGACGCGTCTGTGAACTCGTATGCCGTAGTCGATTTATTACCCGCAGCTATATGAACGGCTTTCACTGGGTGATTAAAGTAGGTCAAATCAATCGACGTATCGGAAGCAGACATTGGTTGGTATTGTGTTTGGGTAATGAGAAGTTCGTGTTCGCCGTTTGCAAAGAATTCGCGTTCTTGTGTGTCGAGAAACACGTACGAACCGTATACTTTTGGTCTAGTATCTGGAGTAAATGTACCATTTCTACACTTAATTCTAATTTCAACTTCGTGGTATTGAAGACTGACAAGTGGTAAAGATTTCGTCCAATCTTCACTAAAAAAGAATGGGATTATATAACTCCCAGTGGAAGCATTATCACCACCGTCTTGGGTCGTCATGGCACACGTCGCTTTTGCTTGAGATTCGTTATATAACGTGTTGTGTACAGTATTAATGAAAAGTGTATCTAATTTAGTCACTTCCTGACCACCAATCCACAAAGAGAATTCAGTTGGCGAAGTTTCACTCGCTGCCGCATCCGAAAAAATAGAGTCATTGTTATTACGAGTATTAATATTGGCATTTTCAATCCAAACGTAACTCAAAAGATCACCTTTCGATTTGATAGGAATGGAAACTTCGTTTCCAGATCCAAACGTACCAATATAATCCATACGTTCTGGT